CTTGTATTTGCTTTGGTATTTTTGTCCATGTTGTGCAAGAAACTCCTGTAACAGATTTAACTCCATGTGCATGAATAGGATTGTAATCTCCTTCATAAGAATGAACAGACCATATTTCATTTACTTCTGCCATAAGCTTTGAAAAATTAGTTCCTGTTGATTTTGAAAATAAATCTATATAACCAAGAGATAATGTACAACACCATTCCGCAAATTCTTTAACTTTGGAATCTAATGCTTCCATTTTAAGTTGTTGTCCTCTTTTAATTTGTCCAACCAGACTTTGTGCATGTGATTCCCTGTTTTTATCTTCTTGTAATTTATCCAAGTATTCATTTAATGAATCCACCATTCTTTGTGGTACAGACGCTGCCATCAAATAGGAGTTTGCTAAAGGTAAAAATTTTACTTTTAATTCATCTTTTTTATCTGTCATTTTTCTTTAATTTTTTATTAAATTTTTTAACATACTCTAATGTTGCCCGTCCTCTTTTTTCCCCTTCTGATTCTTCTTCTTTAGATTCCTTAAATTTAATTTCACCTGCTATGGCACTATAAGCAGACATATCCATATAGGTATCCTTACTTATAGCCCCTAATTTGGTTCTTGCTACTTTTAAAAGACACATAAGTATAGCTACATCATGGGCGGTTATAGTATATTCCAAATAGGCTGTCCATAATTTAGCTATATTTGTATGATTTTCTGTTTTATCACCGTAGTCTATTTGTCGTTGCCCGCTAGCTAATTTTGTTGCTTCTTCTAAAATTTCTTTTGTTTTCATATAGATATCAAATCTTGTAAGGGAATTAAATACCCTTTAGACGTTAAATTATCTCCTCCTGCAACAATGCGGTAAGTACTATTATACACCTTTTTGAGCAACCTGTCAAGAGGAATCTCAATAGAAAATAGATGTTTGTCATTTTTATCTACAATTTTAAAAATCCATATATCAGCTTTACTAGTTTTTATGCCACTTTCTTTCTTTCTTGACTCAAATTCCACAAATACATTACCTGTTTTACAAGACAGTCTATCAGTCTTTAATTCATAATTTTTACGAGATTCTATAACAAGTTTTTCATGTTTTTTTCCATAATTCAAATCTTTTTTAAATTTTGTTATAGAAAAATCATGTGTTTTTAATTTATTAATATTCGTACTATTATTTTCTTTTATAGATGTCAATGCTTTTTCCCCATATTAACTTTTTCTATATTACCTAATCCTAAATCTTCCGTTGTTATTTTTTCTCCTTTATTCTCTAATTCAACCATTTTATCCATAACAGACATTTGTCCCAAATTAACAAGTCTATCCATGTCAGTATCCATCATTTCCATTAATCCCCTTAAAACAAAAAATGAAGGATGCACTTGTTTATTAGGGTCGGTTGTATCATATGCTACAGTACTAAAACCTACTGTTCCTTCTTCGGGTTTAATAATAATATACATTCTATCGGGAAGAAGTGATAGTTTTTCTATATCATTTAACAAAGGATTTATTTTTTCATCAGCCATTTTTTAGGTATTGTTTTTTCTGCCCATAATATGCCGTGTTTATCACACCAACCACCATAGGTTGTTTTACTTGATTTGTTAAGTTTATTTTTAGCATTTACAAATAATAACCTAATGTCAAACTTTTTATTCTGCTCCTTAACCAACAAATGTTTTTGTCTATCTGCTAAATCCCAAAAACCCTTTGCCTCAACAAATATATCTTGTTTTGGTAAATAAAAATCGGGTGTATACCTTTTAATTTTAGGTTGATACTCTAAATACATAGTTTCATACTCATAAGAAATATTATTTTTTATTAACCAAAGTGCTATCCCTCTCTCAAATTCAGACCGGAATCCTTTTCGTTTCATACAAGAGTTGTCATTCTATATTTATTAGTTGTGTCTATACATTTAGAAAATATAATTGCTAGTGTTGGGGCATTTTTTTCTAGTTCTATTAGTGCTTCATCTATTTCTATTGATGGTAAAATAATTAATTTTCCCTGCCGTATTTTTAATTGCAAAGAATGAAAACTGTCACGTATAACCCTTGTAGTTTTAACTATATTATCTTCCTTAAAATACCCGTTAGAACCTATAGTTTCTCTTGTAATAATTGCATGACAACTGTCATTGCTACGCATCCATTCCTTCATTTCACCCCCACCTTTCTTACTTTCATTATCTGTAAATACCCAAATAGTATCCTTATTCGTTGAGATATCATCTTTTTTAAAAGGGGATGTCAACCACAATACGTTCATATGTACTTAACTTCCGTATTTTTTAATTTATTATACCATACCAAAGGCTTAGATTTAGCCCGTGATGTCACTTTTTCATGCAATTGTGCCTTTGGCCAACAATGTTTTCTAAATTGACAGAACCCACAAATAGTTTCTAATATAGTATTTCCTGTCTCTAGTCGCTGTCCCTTATATGCACCCGATTTAGCTAAGTATGTTTCGGGCAATGCTTTAAATAACTTTTTGAATTTCTTTTTAGAATTAAGATGTTTAATAGTTTTAACTGCTTTTTCTAATACTTCTTTTCTATCATTTTCTTGATTGTCGGGTGCTTTGCATACGGCAAATTCCCCTGTCACCTTATTTATGGCTATCCACCCACCAAAAGGTACATTTTCCCCTTCTCCATATAAATGTCCTTGCATAACATATCCAAAAGGGTCATCTTCTTTTATTTTATTATAGCTACCATATTCTCCAAACTTACCCATAAAACTTGATGGACTAGCTGATTTTATATCCCAAACTTTTCCGTCTATTTTTATGTCATATGTTCCACCTAAATCTGTATTTCCCAATTTTAATGTCACAGGACTTTGTGTTTTTTCTATATTTATTTTTGCTCCTCGCATTACTGCAATTGCAACTGCCTCTAACAAATCTCCCATTAAAAATTTTATTATAGTATTGTACTGTATTTCTCCTTTAATACCTTTTTTTTCTAATTGTTGTTGGCATAAAGGTTTCCCCAAGCCCGACATTCGCATTTTCCAATCAATTTTTTCATTAAACTGCTTTTCTAATGCTTTGCCACAAGCTTCTTTAAATTCATTAATAACAGCAGGGGGAAGTTTTACCTTCCCCCCAACTGCATCATAGAGAAAGTTTTCAATTAGGGTATGTATCATACCATTTAAGCATCTAACTCAATAGCTAGGGAGTGGTCACCATCTTTTGTTTTTTTCTTAATGGCTACCCTATGTTTCTCTATAACACCTTCATTTATGGATTTTATAGCAAGAGAAAATTCCTTTAGTAAATTTCCATCAGCTTCTGATAGCTTATCTACTGTTTCCCCCATCTTAATACCTACTACAAAAAACGTATTGCCACCGGCTTTTTGTCTTTTAGTAGATAGCATAAGATTAGTGCGTATCATTGGTTTTTTCTGTTTTGCTAAACTCGATAGCACAGAACTAAACGGAGTATAATTAACTCCTTTAGCATAGTATACGCCTGGAATTTCCTTTAAGTCCTTAACTACTTCTCCGTCAGCTTTTTTTCCTTCGCCAATAGATACAACTCCATAAAGAACTTGATTACATTTAATAGAACTTTGAATAACCCTTTGAGGGTCATTATCGGGTAAACTATCTAGTTGTTCTCTAGCTAGCTTACCACATTTATACGTCCCTAGTGTATCAGCAAATTGGTCACCTAGTGATGGCATTTGCACACTCGATGCAAATGTTTCATCACTGTTATCCCAATAGCTATACGCATAGAGCCTTATAAAAGGTCTAAATATAACTTCCTT